TAATTAATCATATATGGAGGTATTAAAAATGTCTATTGTTCAAACCCTTACTGAAGGTATTGTCCAACGCGATATGGCGAAAGAAGGACAAGCTCTTCTTAACAAATGGGGTCAAACTGGTCTTCTTGAAGGTCTTTCAAATGATCACCAGAAGCACACTATGGCCCGTCTTCTTGAAAACCAAGCAAAAGAACTTCTTCGTGAAGCTAACACTATGTCTAGCAACGATGTTGAAGGTTTCGCTGCTGTGGCTTTCCCAATTGTTCGTCGTGTATTCGCCGGACTTATCGCTAATGATCTCGTTAGTGTTCAACCAATGAGCCTTCCTTCTGGTCTCATTTTCTTCCTTGACTTTACTTTTGGTGCTGATATTAATGGTGTAGCAGCGGGAGCCTCTCGTCTTGGGAACGCCAAAGATCAATCAATCTATGGTACAGATCGTGTAGCCAAAGGACTTCAGTCTGGTGTTAATCTTGTTGGTACTGGTAAACAAGGATTTTCAGGCCCACTTCGTGACGGTGCAACTGGTTATGCATATGCATCTCCAACTGGTAGTAACTCTACTGTTCCTGGTGTTGCTGAGCTTAAAGAACTTTCTTTTGCTTTGAATGGTTCTGTAACTGAAGCAAATGCAAAGCTCATCAAGTACGATCCAGATCTTTTGGCCGTTACTGATTCATCTTTGGGTGTGATCGTTGTAGAGGTTGATGAAGCAGCTATTGATCCTACTGAGGGAGATCCCGATTATGACAATCTTTCTCCATTCATTTTGAGTATTACCGGTGCTGCTGCTCTTTCATCAGTTTCTGCTGTTACTAACTTGAAGCAAATCCGTCGCTTGACTCAAAGAATTGCAGCCGCTGATTCAAATTCTGGAAACGCTGCTGTTCGCTTTGTGTTCTCGACATCAGATTCACTTACACCTCAAGCATTTGCTAACTCTGCTGCTGCAATTGCTGCTGGTGATATTGAAGTTCCTGTTAAGGATATCGTTACTGTATCAGGTGCTCCTGCTGGTGCGATCGATGCTTTCACTTATCCTCTTGAAGCAAACGAAAACATTCCAGAGATCGACATCAAGGTTGATTCAATTGCGATCACCGCTCAAACCAAGAAATTGAAAGCGAAGTGGTCCCCAGAATTGGGACAAGACCTCAACGCTTACCACAACTTGGACGCAGAGGTTGAGCTTACCTCAATCCTTTCTGAGCAAATCGCTCTTGAAATCGATCGTGAGATCCTTGCTGACCTTGTAAACGGTGCAAAAGCTGCAACCTATTACTGGTCTCGTTCTCCAGGTCTCTTCGTAAATCGCGAAACAGGCGAAGAACTTGGCGCAACTGCTGCTGCTCCTGACTTCACCGGTACCGTTTCTGAATGGTACGAGACCCTCATTGAAACCATCAATGATGTATCTGCTCAAATCCACAGAAAGACACTTCGTGGTGGTGCCAACTATGTTGTTTGTTCTCCTGAAGTTGCTAACATTCTTGAGTTTACCTCTGGTTTCCGTGCGAATGTTACTGCTGATGCTGACAAAGGCGAAATCGGCGCTGTTAAGGCTGGTTCTCTTTCTCGCAAGTTTGATGTTATTGTGGATCCTTACTTCCCACGTAACGTTCTTCTTGTTGGTCGTAAAGGAAGTTCTTTCCTTGAAAGCGGTTACGTATATGCTCCATACGTGCCTCTCCAAACCACACCTACCATCTTCGGTGTTGAGGACTTCGTTCCTCGCAAAGGCGTAATGACTCGTTACGCTAAGAAGATGGTTCGTCCTGACATGTACGGTCTTGTTATCGTTCGTGGTCTTCTTGGTGAGTCTGGTTCCTAAATAATAATTTAGGCGACTTGCTTTTTAAGCCCTCGGTCTTTGGATCGGGGGCTTTTTCTATTTCAAAATACTATTTACTATTGATAGGGCGATAAGCCCGCGCATAATATTCTATTAAGGAGAAATTAATTATGTCTAGAGTTGCAAGATCTGCCCGTGTCGGGTCAAGACAAAGACCAGAAGCTGTTGCTTCAAACAAAACAATCACTGCTGCTGAATCGGGCGAGGTTTACATTGTCTCTGGCTCGTCTGCTGTTACACTCACACTACCCAGGCCTCAAGAGGGCTCTTACTATAAATTTATTTATGGCCCTGGTATGACTCAAAATATGAAAGTCGCTGGACAAGATGGTGATCTTTTTATTGGTTTCACAAAACAAATTGTAGGTGCTGGCGAATCTATCACAGTTACTGCTGCTAACGGAAGTTCAAATGATGCTCTTACATTAGCTGGTGGTGCCAGTGCTGGTTCTTATATTGAATGTTTTTCTGAGGGAACTGTTTGGTTTGTTGATGGTATTGCCACAGGCTCTGCGTATTCTTTTAGCAATTCCTAGAGGTAACTAATGGGTCGTAGATCTAAAAGAGCCAAAATTCTTCAACGTAAAGTTCGCCTTTTGGGGATTGAGTTAGATCCTCAAGAGGCTTCTCGTGTTGGTCTTGGTTATATAATTGAAGAACAAGAAGCCGCCAAAGCAGCAGAACAAGCACGCCTTGAAGCAGAAGCTAAAGCATTAGCCGAAGCCGAAGCAAAAAAGAAAGCTGAGCAAGAAGCTGCTGAAGCCAAACGAAAGGCCGAGGAAGCAAAAAAGAAAGCTGCTGAAGCCAAAGCAGAAGAAGAAGCTCCAAAACTAAAAAGAAGAAAGCGCTCGAAGTCTGAAGAAGAATAACAGGAAACTTGCCCCTCTTCTAACTAATTACTATGATCGGAGGGTTCATGCATGGCATTTCCAACTTTAACACCAACTTCACAACAATCAGCAATTATTCTTCCACCAACAGGAACGGTAGGTGATGTTTTAGCATCCCTGCCTTTTGGCATTTATACAACCGATGCTTTTCTTTCTGGTGCAGCAGACCAAGTTGCTTACACATACCGCAAGCTAGGTGGTGATGTTCTAGACATCGAGATCAAAGCAGAGAATGTTTATGCAAATTACGAAGAAGCAGTTCTCGAATACTCTTATTTAGTCAACCTTCATCAAGCAAAGAATACTCTTGGCTCTGTACTAGGCAATCCAACAGGTTCATTTGATGAAGACGGTAATATTACAGCCGGCCAATCAGGTGTTGAGCTAAAATATCCAAAGTTTAATTTTGGTTACGCAATGAAAGTAGGTTCACAATTCTCGCACGAAGCAGGAATTGGCGGATCTCTTCCAATATACTCAGCTTCTTTCGATACAGTTAGCGACCAACAGGACTATGATCTTCAATCAATTGTCTCGGCATCAGCATTAGCCGGTGGTGTTCCTTATGCGGACATCGATAGAACAAAAAGAATTGTAATCAGAGACGTATTTTATATTTCTCCTCGACAAATGTGGAGATTCTATGGTTATTATGGTGGACTTAATGTTGTTGGGAACCTTCATACCTACGGACAATACGCAGATGATTCGTCTTGGCAGATAATTCCTGTTTGGCAAAACAAATTACAAGCAATTCAATACGAAGATCACCTTTATACACGAACCTCTCACTATTCATACGAGATTATAAATAATAATCTTCGTTTATATCCAATTCCATCATCAGTTTCACCAGAAAAAATATGGTTCCGCTTCTCAATTCGCGATTCATCTTGGGAAGATGATTATGATGATGGTCAAGACGGCGTAAACAATATGAATACGCTTCCATTCGAGAACATTGCTTTTGAGAATATTAACTCAATTGGAAAGCAGTGGATCAGACGTTTTGCTTTGGCACTAAGCAAGGAAACATTAGGTCAAGTTCGCTCAAAATTTGGCAATAATGTGCCAATTCCCGGAGATAATGTAACTCTTAATGGTTCAGACCTTTTGAGCCAAGCAAAAGAAGAACAAGACAAATTACGCACAGAATTGAAAGAGCAATTAGATCTTATGACCTACGATAAACTTATCGAGACAGACAAAAACATTGTCGATAATACAAACAATATTCAAAAATATGTTCCTTTAGGAATCTTTGTGGGATAGATATGAAAGTTAAAATTAAATCGAATAACAAAAAAGTTATAACAGAGCTTACAGAAGAAGAATATTCTTTTGTTCAAGAAGCCTTAGACATTCCAAAGAGCGAATTGCCGTTTAGCAACATCTTCGGAGATAGATATCGTGT